TGTCGTCTACTTCTGGCTGCGCGCTATATTTTTTTAACATACACATAAGGCTCGGCCCTTTTACTGTGCAAACCCCCCTGCGATAACGGACGCGGTGTTATCGGTGGGCGTTCCTTTGACGACTATCTATTTTGTCGATAAGTCGTTTTGTCTTTTCTCGCGTCCAAACGTGACATACAAAGTTCTCGCCGTTTTTGCCCCAGCTTTCAAGTGTTTCTTCTTGGTTTGCTCCTAGAAGTCTTAACCACTTTCTAGCGTCCGTGTGGCTGGCTAGTGCGCAAGCGTCCACGCGATGCGCTCCCGCGTTGAATATTGCCGGGGTCATAAAGCGGCGGACGTGTCGCGTGAGGCTTACAATCACCTTTGACCATTCGTCCGTGCCATACGCCCATACGGACCAAACGCCGGGCCAGCGCGGTAGTGCGCCTATTAGCGCAACGGGCCGTCCTTCGTAATAAGCACACCAGCGAAACGCGCCAGAGTTGACCGCTTCTTTCGCTAGTGCTTCGGGATTGGGATTATACTTTGTTGCGTATATTTCTTCTTGGTCTCGCTCCCGTAAGTTGCGAGCAACATAGAGACAATCATTGTATTTTGGCTCTGCTTTTAAAATTACGCTCAAGAAGTCTCGCCCCCTTCATAGTGTATCGCCATATTGGACAAGGACGCAAAGCCGTCATTCTTTGAAACCATCCGGACGGATAGGTGCGTGCTGTGGCTGTCCAGCGGAATACGTCCGTTGTCCCACGTCGCAGAGTTAATGACTGCTACTTTCGTCCACTGCGGGTCGTAACCTGTTGTTTCGTTTACATACACGTCCCAGTCCCCTTGGACGGTTACATCAATGCCCGTCCAGTTCTTTACTCTTGCAGGGTCGCTGGCTGACATAAGAGGGGTTTCAATGAGCATGGAAGTATTGTCGTATTCATCGCGGGTATCAAACGGATCGTTTGGACCTATCTGGCGCGGCGCAGTGTTGCTGTAGATATTTGTTCCTACAGTTGGGTCAAAAGGATTTACGCCATCTTGTAGACCGCCGTAGATAAACAACCCATCTCCTGATCGAAAAACTACGCGGCTGTTGGCGGATATGGCGTCGGTCACGCGCACATCCATATCAAACATAGACCAAGCTGAGACTTTGCTGTTCGGGAAGGTAGTATAAACTAAAGCCTTATCGCCCCAAGTTAGCCAGAAGCGGCCAGAAAGCGGGTCCACCAGCCCTCTAATTTCATCTACTTCATCTCTTGTAAGCGTAGCGCGTAAGTCCGCTACAACAGCATCGACGGGTGATCCCACGTCGTTTAGCCCTGCGCTGTTGGAAGCGTCACGCGCGCGTAGGCTTCGTATGCCGCTGTCCGCTAGAAACAATACGTTACCGTTGGAGTATCGCGCAAGTCCGCGCGGTGCGACCAAACCGATATTACCCAGCGTTTCAATAAGAACGTCGTTGTTAGGGTCCGGGTCAAGAAACCAAATCTGAATAGTTGACCGTCCAAACACCGCGACGTTGCTGTAGTATTTCTCTAATCCCACCAAGATTGTCGCGTCCGCGTCTTGCGTAGTTACATCTATCAAGCCCGCGCCTGTGCCGCTTGTCCACTTTGTAGGGTCCAGCACCGCTGAAAAACGTAAGTTCTCTTTTTCGACTGCGTATAGTTTTGATCTGTGTGCGTGGACGACGTGTCCCTGTGCGCCGCTGTCCGCGACGACTGAGCCGTTATAGTAGTGTTCTGTGTCGCCGTTAGTCAGACGGGCAACAACGTAAAACTTGTTGTTAAAAACCTGTACGTCTAAAACCTTATCAATAGTTCCGCCATTAAGTTTATGGTATTTGGCGTATGTGGGCATACCACCGGGCGCGTTGCCGTTGCCAAAGACCCATACAAAATTATCTTTGTAAGCAAGCCCGTGCGTGTTTGCGGGAAGTGTTCCCAATGAGGTAAACTTCAGACGCTTCTCAATTTCGCCGCCAGAAGTAACAACGCCGTTTTCTAGCTGGCGCAGACTTCCGGGGCTGGCTGTCAGGGCTTGCTTGCGCAAATCAATGCCCTTAGAAAAGTCCTCTATGAAAAGATACGCCATGCGCCCGCCCTAAGTTGTGTACCGGAAAGAGGTAGTCCGAGTGTTTGACGGGCCTGACGGGTACATGGAAGCTCTACGGTTGTCCGGGGCCACCTGTGCTTGTTTCATGCGCTCTACGCGCGCTGCTGCCGTCTGTAGTTTAAGCTGCGCGTCCTCAGACTTTTGCGCGGCCAAGAGTTCGCCCGCGGCGTGTAGCACTATGCACATACCGTCTAGCGTTGAGTAGTCCTTGTTAGGGTCCGCCAGAGGCATTAGCTTGCGCTTGCCCGCGAAACGCACCGTGGCTTTTTGATTAGGTATAGGCCACACTTCAAACATATTAGTGTTTATGACTTCTGCACCGCTTGCCAAGAAGTGCATCCAGCGCGTGACACGTTCCTCTTGTTCGTCTGCGTCACTGTCATATTGGTTCATTTGCTCTGCATGGATGCCGTAGGTGAGTTCGTGCCAGTCCTCGTCGTTCTCCATGCGGACCCACGTTTTTTGTATCCCCGTCATATCTATAAGTTCGGGGTATATCTGACGACGCTGGCCGGGGTCTATCTCTACAGTGCCGACTGTCTCAAGCATAGGCCAGTCGTACAGGTCATATATTTCTTCCTGTATGCGGCGCAGTAATGCCGTGTGGCGTTCTTGTAGTTGGACCCCGTGCGAAGCTGCGGGTGATAGACGGGCTTCATAGCGGAGTTCTTTCAACATTCTGTTCAGCGTCATTATCCGCATAAGTCAAATCCTTATTGGGGCAGTTCTTCCAGTGACGGAACGTCTGCTGGCTTTTTCTTTTCCGTGGCTTTGGGCCTACCGCGCTTTGCTTTGACGGACTTCATAGCCGCGTCCGAAACGGACTTAACTTCATCTACTTCTTCTTGTGTAGGCACACTGTCGTCTTTTTCGGGTAGGCTTACGCGCCCCGCCAGTGTTGGAAATGCTGTCTTAACAATCGCGCCATAGCGTTCTTGCAAACGCATAAATTCTTCTTCGTGGGTACGCTCTACTTCGCCTATCGCAATAAGAGAATGGACGTGTTCCTGTCCGCCGTGAATTGCTTGTAGCAACAATGTTTCGGGGTATGTCACGGGCATAGACTTTCCGCGAAAGACCACGTTACCGCGCTCGCCGCCAAGGTGAACGAAACAAGATAGAAGTTGAAATTTAGCCATTAGGCGTGTCCTTGATTGTTGAAGGGAGAAGCCCCGGACAACTTGCGTCCGGGGCAACCTGTTATTTAATGTCGATAACCAAGCTAGAATTAAGCTGGGTAGCGATCATCTGTCCTGTGGACGTGATGCTGCGATAGAGAACAAATTTCTCTGGCGGACGGGCTGGGTTGTGCGCTCTGCGCCATTCCCCATCCATCTTTGCCATTTTGATTTTTGAACTATCAAACCAGTAACCGCGTTTGGAAAGACCTAGATCATCCAAAGTTGGGTCATACTGGATCACAGTACCGTCGTGCATGACTGGCCCCATCGCACCGTCTTGTGAGCCTTTAAACCCACGATCAGTGTAGTTACCATTCGCGCGAATTTCACGCTCGTAACCGTCGATGAAGTCGGACCCTGCCAAGAATACGTCAGGTCTGCCGCCGTAGCGACGTAGTTGACGACCTTCTTGCTGCAACGTCTGAACCAACGCGCCGCCGTCTGTACCGTCTACGGTAACAGCATCGCCGCCATGCGCGACGTTAGCCGCGTTTGCTACAGTGCGCGCACGGTTACGCAAGTATGCGTTGTCCGCTACTGAACGGTCTTTACCGCCCACTGTACCCGTTGTCGGATCTTCTACCAAGAAATGCTGAAGGCCGTGCAGTGCTTTCGCGTCCGCAGTACCGTCACCCCAAAGCAGTTCGTTGTAAGAACGTGAATAACGCTCTCCAAGGTCGAACAGCTTGTTTTCCCACATATTGATAAGCATTGTCTGGTCACGTCCAGAATGTGCAGAAGTACCGCCCATTTCGTCCGTTACACTAATGCCGTCGTGCTTTAGTTCCGTGTGGGTAACAGTGATACCAATGTGGTGTTCACGCCATGTGTAGTTAAGGCGATCCAAATTGGTCGGGTTGTAGAACGCTACTGTGTCGTCGTAGCTGTAACCCGCGAGACTGTCGTTAGTCCCACCCGCACCATAAGCACCAACAACAGCAACAGAAATGTCGCCCTTGCCGCCGGGGAATGATTGGGTTTTCTTGTCCATGACTTTGACAAGAGGTTTAGATTGAAGGGTTTGCTGAAACGCGTCGCCCTTGTTTAAATAGAAGTCCAGTGCTGCGTTAGCAATGAAATCCAGTTGTGCCTGTGTTGGCATAGTCTTGACCTTTCAAGTCCTTTGAAGTCAGCTACTTAATCCTTGGGCCACAATATCTGCTAAAGATTGCGGCGCGGCTCTGACTCCGTTTCTGGTTGAGGACGCAGAAGCCGTGGGTTGCGGGCGTGTAGCGCGCGGAGGATTGGCGGACCGCATCATGGTCGTTGCTTCTTCGTAGGCTGCTTGAGCCATCTGAACCGCAACGTCCGGCGATGGGGGTAAACCTCGCTCTGCGACTAACGCTTGCGAAACACGTTTCATAGCGTCGGCTTTACGGGAAAAGTCAGGGTCAGTATTTGCAGTTCGTTGGGACCAAGCCGTTACCGCTTG